AATAGAATTCCCCTCATCGTCTGATCTTCCAGAATTCAATTGCTTCCAAGGAAGTACTCTTAGGATATCTCCAGCGTTAGTTCCAGATACAGTCACGGTTACTGTAGCTCTAGCTGATCTTACACCTTTAGGTTCATATCCAACTTGCCTAGCTAATCTATTTGCCGCTTCATAAACATCGCAAGTTTCTAAATAAACATTTTTCGCAATCTTGTTTGTGAAGAAAGTAGTCAATTCTCCAACATATGACATAAGCTCTATAAGAATAGAAATATTAGAACCTTCAAAATTATAATCTCTAAAAACATCATTTTGTTGTAGTTCTTCCCTGAATTTGTCTACCAATGTTAGAAAGTCAATTTCTAGGTAGCTCGGTATGAATTCTGCCATTTTATTTTACTCCTAAAGTTGTTTTTGCATCCTCTATTGCCAACTCAGCACTTATTTGGGAACGTCCTACATTACCCATATCCTCTATCTCTACTCTATAGTGACGTTTCTCTTCATCCCAGTAAAGCATAGCATCATAATTGCCTATCTTTATTGCCTTGCCTTTATCTATAAACTGATGATTTAATTTTAACCAATTATTGAATTTCATTTCTTCTCCGTTATCTAGTCAAAACAAAATTGATAGTTTCGGTATCATCTCTTCCAAGTATAGTAAATCTAATTCTACAGCGATAATAGTTGTCATCTGGTCTAGGTTCTATATCGAAACCTGTTACGGTAACTCTTGGTTCCCATATATTGATAGCTTCCAATAATCCCTCCGCTATGAGCCTTGCAGTAACTTCATCAATAGGCTCAAATAAAAGTCCTCTGAAATTAGTAGCAAAAGTAGGCAACATCCTTCTTTCGCCTTGAATAGTCAATATAATGTTACGTATACTATTGAGAATAGCGGCTACATCAACATCTCTTTGAATATCACCATCGGATTGCCGACTGTAATTTTCGTCTAAATCACTCCAAAAATATGTTTGATCAACCATTATTCTTTCCTCTTAGGATCAATTACAATGTCATAAGAATTTTTTTTAGTGCTACTAGATTTATTTATCTTTTTTTTATCGGGATTTTCGATAATTAGGATGGATTCTGTATTTCTTCTAGACATTATTCTTTCCTTGTTTTTCCTGTAGTAATTGGCATTGTAATTTTTGACATGATCTTTGTTGTCTTGTTTCCATTTCTTGTCTCTTTTTCTCTTGAGGATTTTATATCTTAAAGACTGTCTATCTCTTCTATTCCTGTCGCTCTGGCAATCCTTACATTCACCATTTTTCTTATTCGGTCTGGAGCGATTATTGTAGTACTGCTTGTCAAGTCTCCTGTTTCTGCCACATGTAGGACACACTTTTTTCATACTCTTCTCTTTATAAGCCTTGTGCTATTATAATGTTTGCTCTTAGGATCTTTCACATTGAAATAGTATCCATGTTTATCCTTATCGACATACTCTAAAAACTTTGGTTTTGTTTTCAGTTCCTTTGCCAATAGTGCTCTATAGACTGTGACTCCCATTGGCTCTTCACCTTCTTTTATTTTATCAGTCAATTTGCGAGTCAAGTTACGGAGTTTTATCTCATCTATAAGACTAGTAAAAACATTTCCACTAAGACCAGTAAAATTCTTTTTCTTATGAGCTAAATAGAAACTCAATAGATCCTTATCGCTCATTTTTTCTATATTAACACTAGGAGCTTTCTTCTCCTCTAAATACTGTTTGAATTTCATTTCTCTCTCCTTAGATTATTGTCTTTAAAACTTTCTTTCCTCCTTTAGCAAGTTGAGTATAATCCGCTACTCTTCTTGGATTAAAACCACATGCGTTAGGACACGTAGTACAATGAGCGGTAGCACAACATAGCTTTGAAAGAATCTTGTTCCAATTTTCTTTCGGATGGGCTTCTTTCATTCCTTCAATGGCTTGTTTCCAGCCCTTGCTACCTGGACTCATATTCTGGTAAAGCTCTTTGTTCTTTAACCTTTCTCCTCTTGCTTTGAAATGCAATAAAGTAATAACATCAACCGCTGGATCTTTAGAATACCTTACTGCATCCTGTGGGTTATATGCCACTACTCTTATGTTGACGTTGCCTGGATATTGCTTCTTTATACTCTTAGCAATTTCCAATTTAAATCCTCTCTGTTCATCTACAGACATATTGATATTAAATACTGGTTTGCCTTTCAGCGGCCCTTCTGTAAACTTACGTCCTCCGTATTTCTTCACGAACTTCTCTTGCTTAGTAATTGCCTTTAGTTGAAGCCCCACCAATTGTGCATCTGCAATGATCTTCTCTATCTCTTTATCCGTAGCTTCATTTTCTATATAGTCACCAGAAGAGAAGAACCTCAACCCACCCATTCTGTTAAATGTTTCTCTATTTTTTATTCCTGTTTTTGATAGAACATAATTACCATCTTTATCTGTTTGATATGTTCCATCTTTATTTTTTACTAGCCAGCCCTTGAATGTATCTTGATATCTCAATCCTCTTTTTTCGGCTTTAGCCAAGAAGTATCCAGGATTCTTTGCCGCTATTTCTCTTCCAGACTCCACATAACAATAGGAACATGTAGGATTATTGGCTTCTGTGACTTGTAATTTTATCTCCCTATCTCTTAACTTCTTTATGGTTCCCTCATCAGCACCAGATTCAATTGCGTTAGTTAAATCCTTCTGAGCTTCTGCCCACTCTTTCATCATATCAAGAAGTTTTTCTCTCTTTGGACACACGGTTGACATATCGACTGATTTCTTAGTCTTTGTGTTTCCGTCAATTGCGCTCCATTGTTTTACACATCCTTGAAGCTCCTTTAAATTGTTATACTGCTTTGCTCTTATCTTAAATAAAAATTCAAGATATGCTTCTTCTGGAAACCACCCTTTACCAAATTTGTCTTTAGTCCATTCAAATAATTTCGCAACTTGACCATCTGTACTTCTACCAAGACTTGCTTCAAGATCCACAACACTCTTGAATCTCTTCATTACATTAGTTAATTGTTGCTCACCTTCTTTCTGCTCTTCCTGCCACGCTTTATACATCTTTATGATGTCATTAGCGAATCTCTGTTTTTCTTTATAGCTCTTGAGATGGTCTGAATATAATTCCTTTTGATCTCTATCAGCGGTGGCTTGTCTTCCCCAACCAGTAGTAGGACTGGCTTCAAGACCGTGAAGAATATACTTCCCTATAAATGACTTCTTTCCTAAATCATCCAGAGCATGGAAAGATATCTTGGCTTTGCTAGTTAAACTTTTGAAAACCTTTTCTACTTCTTTATCCCATTCACTACTTGGCTGAATATCTTTAGTTGCTTGGTATTCAGCGGCTAGTTCTTTTCGTCTTTTCTTCTCCTCTCTTGATACTTCATTGACTAAGGTAAAATGTTCCTTTTCATCTTCTGTCAATGCTCTCTCAATTGGATAATATACATCCTCAAATAAAGGATGTTCAATGAAGAGCCAAGTGTTAACTCCTAATACAATTTCATTAACTTCACGTATCTGATCTTTGAAATTATCATTATCGTTTGATCTCAAATACTGGCTTAATCTCATGTTGCAATTCTCCTGATATAATCATCTATTTCTTTTGGATCTGAAACATCATTGTCCATGATCCATTCTGTAGTCTGACGAATCACATCTCCTAATTTCTTTCCAGACTTCATTCCAGTAATAGCCATTACATGGTTTCCGTCCACAAGCTTAATACGTTTGCCTACTTCTTTAGTTCCATACTTCTCTTTGATCTTAATAGCCTTATCAATTATCTTTTCAAATTCTCCAGCATGTTTGAAAACTTCTCCTCTGGAAAACTCATCTGCTTTACCTACAGCCACAAGCACATCCCAGTTTTCATCATTGACTAGTTTTGCAACTTTAGCTGGACGCATATCAAGGATCTTGTGAAACTTCATATGATTGCCTACCGCAAAGACAATGGCATCTCTTTCCTTATTACTCATCCTTAACCTGTCTGCGATTGCATTGACTAGTTGGATGCTTTTTTCTGCGTGACTGTAGTATGTAGGTGTTCCTCCTGATTTGTGTGGGGCAAAGGTGACTCCTTTTCCGATATCATGTAAAAGTATAGCCAGATTTTTAAGCGGATTTTTAGTATCGCTCTTTTTAAGTGCTGACATAACATGACTGTAAACCGTTCCTCCCTCCCCTCTTGTTTCAGGATGGTGTTGTAAATTTTCTCTAAACCATTTCAGATTCATTACTTCTGGTAAAACATATTTCAATATTTTTAACTCATCCAAAATCTTAATGTAGTTAGCAAATTTCTCTCCGCTCTGAGCCGCTGATTTTAGTAGCTCTTCCTTGACCCTTTCTGGAGCAAGGCTTAAAATATTCGGAGAAAGTTTCTGAGCCGCTTTTTTAGTTTTCGGATCTATATCAAAATCCAACTTGGAAGAAAATCTTGCGAGTCTCATCATTCGCAAATAGTCTTCTCCAAATCTCTTAAAAGGATCTCCTACCGTTTTCAAAACCTTGTTCTTGATATCTCTTCTACCGTCAAAGTAGTCTATGATCTCACCCTTTGCATTTAAGCCCATTGCATTTATAGTAAAATCTCTTCTTCCTACATCGTCTTCAAAGCTTCCTGTAATCTGTACGGTGTCTGGTCTTCTACCGTCAAAGTATTTTCCGTCTGTTCTAAACTGAGCTATCTCAAAATCAAAACCACCTTCTTTAGCTACAACTATTCCAAAGTCTTTAGACTTTCCAATGTCATAAGTCCTAAAGAGTCTGGAAATCTCCTCTATTGGCATGTTTGTAGCAATGTCTACATCATGTGGTTTCAGGTTCCCTAAGATGATATCTCTTACAGAACCTCCGACTATGTAAGCTTTGTACTTGGCTCTGTTTATCTTATTTAAGATAGAAACTGCCGCTTGCAGTTCCTTATTTCTCCGTATGTAGTCCTGCCAATCTTTCAATTGCTGTCTAGCTTCTATAAGATATTTTAAAAATTTCATAAATTATTAGCAAACTGTATCCATTTATTTTTTATATAATTAAAAGGTAAATCTTCACTATATGGATCAGATGTTTTTTTAGCCCATAGTCTCACCACAATCATGTTTGGTGGATATGTTTCTACTTTATCCATTAGTTTTTTACCTACAACTTTTATTTTGTCTATTTGGTCTTGTGTTAAGTCGGCTTTCAAAAAGGATATATACCCACTAGGACTTGTTTCTATTTTATGGTCTGATTGAAGCCCTGAATGACTAGCATATGTTTTGTATCCCTTTTTGTTCAATATCACAAGAGCCTTGGCTATTGATTTATCATACCCTGCCTTTGCTCCTTTTATATGGGTTTCTGGATTAAAAGCAAACTCCTGTATATATCTCTTAAATCTCATTAGTTATATACTTCTCCAGACCCTCCGCATGTAGGACATGGACGGACACGTTTCGGAACCTCATCTATAAATCTGAAATTCCTGTATTCAAATGTCTTAGTAATTTCTTCTCCAAAAAGGGTTTCAAATTGTCTAGCAACCGTTTCGTTCTCTCTATGAAAATTCTCATTCTCTAAAACAAGATACCAAGCAATCAGCTTAATGCGCTCCTTCATGGTTTTTGAACGTCTGTTTATTTTTCCAGAATTACCTTTGAATTGCTCAAATCTGGAATAAGCTTTTCTAACTTCTTGTCTCAAATCCATTTGCCTTTCGTTTATTAAATACTTGTCTACTAAGCTCATATCTTCTCCTTATGTGAATTTGCTGTATACTTCTAATACGTCCTCAATCTTTGCTTTGTTTATCTCTACAATACTCTTGCCAGTATTGACGTTATCTCTGGTAGCTTTAATGCCGTATGTTCCAGTCTCATCTAATGACTTCCATATATGATCCCATGCTGTATAGTAATCTTGCTGTCTTTGATACTGCTCTCCTTCCGTTAAAGCCGCTCCAGCGGATACGGTAACTTGAGTAGTAGAAGGAATTGTAGCTGGAGGAGGAGTTGGATTAGGTATGGTTGTGGCTACTTCTTTTGTTATTTCCCAATCGCTTAAATTCCCATCTACTCCGTAGTTTGCTCCCTTTGTTAATGTACATCCAGAAAGCGTTCCACATTTCCCTTCATTTTCTAAGTCAATTAATAGTTGATCCAAGTAGTCATCTGAATCACTCTCAAGCCCTGCCAATACTACGTTTTCAATTGCTTCTCTTTGCTCCTGTAAGTCATCAGCAATAGCGGTAAGCTCCGTTATAGAGTCTCCCATTTGAGAAATTTGGTCTGGATACCCATCCACCATTTCTTGTAATTTTGTTACGTCACTCATTTTACCCTCCTGTAAACACGTTAGGGGAACCAGTTACTATGATCCCGAAAAAACATCCTGTGAAGTAATCAGTCAATCTTACTTCTGGTAAACCATTGGTAAACACGCTTCCAGAGCCAGTTACCATTATTCCTGTATGCCCACAACCACCTAATACTACATCAGTTAGTCTTGCAGATGGTAGTGAATTCGCAAACACATTAGGTGAACCAGTTACTATGATTCCAGACATCCCTATGCAAGTAGGTGAGCTATGACAGCAACAAGTTCCTACTCCCACATCCGTTAATCTACCATGAGGTAATCCCATATTAAAACCTATTCTGAGGAAGAAAATCAGTAACATTAGATGCTAGTGATTTCTCCATGTTCTCTTTAGCCGCATTAACTGTACTATCTGTTTGTGTTTTGTAAATATCCAAGTTCTGTTTCAATCCTGAATCAAGACCTTCCGTTAATTTGTCAAAATCGAAATTTCCGCTGGCATCAATTGGTAGATCATCTATGACTTGATCTATTCTATCATTCATATCATCCATTTGATCAGCCCATGTTGCGGCATCTTTTGAGCTAAGAATACAGGTTTGATTTCTTTCTATTGCATCTAGTAATCTGTTCAAGCTATATCTTTCAAACTGAGATATTAAATCTGATAAACTACTACATAAAAATCTTTCTGCTACTGAAAGAGCGGCTAAAGCCACACCAGCCGTGTCTCTTTCTATGTTTTTTATTTTTCTATTTAATTCTCCTCTAATCTTATTGAGACAATCTTGAATGAAATCTGGTAACTGTGGAATTTGACTATCATCACATCCAAAAGTAGTAGTAGTCATATTATTTACTACATCTTGAGCCATATCAAATGGATCTGTAAGAAGACCTGTATCAAAATCAAAAGCGTCATTTATCCAATCTTGAACTTGAGTTTCTAAAGTATCCCTATATGACTCCAATGCGGCTACATCTGATTCTAAAGATCTTATAGCCGAATCTGTACATCTTCTGGTCGATGGTGTTGCCATATACTTCTCCTTTAATTCAAATTAATCCTTGGTGCTGTTACGTTTACTTCTGTGGATGAAGTAATATTAGCCTTTCCTGTTACTATTATATTAAGCTCTCCAGATACGGTATCTGACTCATCCCCACCTATTTGAGTTGTCCTGTCTCCGTCAACCTTTCTTTCTTCGTTTTCATTAATTTCTGTTTGTTTATTTCCCTTGACTTTATACCTTTCATCTGCTTCTACGGTTACGTAATTGTCTTGATTAATATGGACATATTTATTCTCTATGACTATCTCATATTTGTCTGACTGGTTACGGATTACCATTACTCCGTTATTATCAATTTCCATGTAGGTATTACTAGGATGATAGAACGCAAGACGTTTAGCACCTGGAGTTGAGTCAATCTCTACTGCCAGTCCACCATGAGTTACCAATACAAAATTATGAGGATACTTAGCGGCATAAGCTGGACTAGGCTCATCCCAACTTCCTCCGTAAGCTACCTGTATTGCTTGATCAAGATTTTCCTCTTTAGAAGTAACTAGTGTTTGATCTTTTACTCCTCTAGCTAATCTATGTACATCTGGTTCTCCTAGCCTGTTATCAGTAGGATATCTTCCGTCTGGATCTCTAAACCCTTCTTTTTTTGAAGAAGCTTCTGGTTTAGTAACCATTGTCTTCTTCAAGGAATTTTTGCTCTCTGGAATCCCAGGCATGGAAGCAAAATATCTAGGTTGTGATGGATTTCCATTTTCAAAAAATAACATAACATGAGAACCTTGTAGTGGAATTCCCCAAACTCCGAAACCGCTTATAGATCCTTCTGTTATAGGTAAACAAGGCTCGGCCCAAGGAAGCTCTTCTGTGGGTATTCCGTCTGTCTCTGTTTTGAATTTTTTTTCTGTATGAAGACCGAATACTCTAACCCTTACACGTCCTGCTTTTTTAGGATCTTTATTATCCTCTACAACTCCTCTAAAAAACCCTATTAGCCTATCAGTTTCAGCTTGTAAATCACTAGGAGCATTTTTTAACATGATTAATTCCTTCTAATTATATTTGGTTGAGTTTTTTGACTATATAAATTTGTAACTTCCGCATCATACAACATTTTTGTTTTGCTATTATGATAAGCGTTTTTTATACAAACAAGTCTTTGTTTATATGGATATGTTTGTCCAGCCTTAAAACTATGAGTGACGGATTTTATCATATACTTTCCCATCAAAGCATCATTCATTTTTTCGGCTCCTTGAATTCCAGGCCACTCAAGCTCTATATGTTGTCCAGCATGTCTTTTCTCATCTCCCTCTACTACAAGATTCATAATGAACTGCATGTTGTAGCGTTTAGACCAATCATTAAAAGCAATATCAGAAAGCGTTTCGGTATTATTATCACCAACTATTAAACTGGATGAGCTAACATCATTCATTTTAGTATATAATGTTTTTCTACCTAACATTACATTTTTACTCACTCCATCAGAATATCTATATCCTGTTTGAAGAAGGGATTTTGTATTGAAGTCATATCCTCTCCATTTCCCTCCCCTCAATACTGGATTAGATGTTCTGTCTAATCCACTAATCCACCACTCCAGAATTTTATTTGATTCTGATATATTAACACCTTGAAACCTATATGGTTTTTTATCTAGTGTCTTATCCACATCCAATAACAAGTAATTCAATGATACAGCATTAGTGGTTAAGCCGTTTACTGTATTATTAAAAACAAGATATCCACTTGTGCCACTACGTCTTCCCTTTGCTCTTCTACATAAATAATTTAAAGCTGTTTTTGGTATCCAATAAGGAATTATAAAATCCGTCTTGTTACTTGATTCTTCTACTTTCAAAGGAAACCCACCATCTTGTACAAACACCATGTAGTTAAGTATATCAGAAATTATTTTTGAATATCTCTCATTCTGCCAACTTCTACTGTATCTTCTCAAAGATAGAGCGGCATAAAATGGATCTACAAATTGTATCTCCATAATCTGTTCATTGCTTTCCCGAATACCAGAACCAGCTTGTGAAATTCTGTTTATCTTCCAAATATCAAAGACCATATTTTTATCAGACTCCCCTCTACCATAAATCAAAGCTATTTTTTCTTGTCCAGTAAAGGGGCCATTTTCAAAAAAATTATATCTATCATTGAAGATTATTTTACCAACCATACAAAAGCTATAGATATCTTCTACAAAATATAATTCGTAAATATCTTCATTCTGCATAACAACATTTCCAATTTCGGTAAGTAATACTACCGCATAAACACCTTTAGTAAGAGCCACTTGTCCTTTACTTCCAACATCTCTTACTACTTTTTTTCTTCCTTCATTGTCGGTTACTGGGCCGAGATTTGTTTTTATTTGATCTGCCATTATGCTTTTTGCTCTGCTATTCTTTCAAGATCTTTAACTAGTGTATAAACGTAATCTTGTCTTAAAACCTTCAAAATTTGACCATCCTCTAATTCCTCAAATGGATTTACTATATTATTTAATATTGCCAATATCCACCAAATGTATTGATTTTCATAAAGGTTCCAAGAAATGTTATCCCAAAATTCTCCATTAGCTACTTCATAAGTATTGTAGAAAGCTGTCTCTGTAAATACCTCATCATTTAAGATATAGCTTCTAAAGATATTCATAAACTTTGTTTCTCTATCTTCGTCCAGCAAGATATTGAACAATCTCATAAAGCTAAAATTGTTTATCTGTTTGCCTGTTAATTCAGCAAAGTTCTCTTCTGTATATTCTGTTACAGCCATTAGATATTCTCCATGCCTTTCTTAATCCCTTCGTCAATATCTGGAGTCAATACTCCTTCTGCCGCCAGCACTTCTCTGGCAAACTGTAGATTATGAATTCTGGATCTCCTTGATAGCTCTGGTTTACTTCCGTAACGAATAGCTTGGTGGTAGTTAGCTTGACCAGTAAAATAAGTCATTACACCGTCCTCTGATTCTGTCATTTGAATACCAGTATCTTCCTCATCCCTGATTAACATCTTCTCCATTTTCTTCTTATTTTTGCCTTGCTCTGTATCGGATTTATCAAGAGCCTTTTTAAAGACGTTATCAATTGTCTCTACTTCTTTGTATTTTGCTTTTTTTTGCAAATACTTATCCATTTTATCACTTGCCATTTGACTTACCCTCCTTCAAGATTTGTTTACTCTTTTTGCGCTTGCAGTTCTTTGGTTTTATTTGACTCTTCCGCTTGAGTCTCCAGTTAGGTTTCAAATAAACACTCCTCCAAGAGTACAATCCTACTAATTATTATTTATATATTTTTTGATCGGAATTTCTAAAAAAGGTAGGTAGATATAAAAAAAAGTGGCAGAGGATCTCTCCCCTGCCACTTGCAACGAAAGGAGGTGATACTTTGAGGTGTCCAATCTCAAAGCAACACATGAAAACAACAACCTTGCCCCAAAAACAAGGTTATTGAAGAACTAGTCATTTTTTCTTCCGAAAAACTGGACTGGCATCCAGAAATGACTAGGGTTGACCTAGCGGCTCAAACTAGGTCGGGTCGGGCATCTCACAACAACAACGGAGGATTATTCTTTAGTAGAAAAAAGATCAGATGGTTGACCGCTTGAAAACAGATCTTGCGGATTCCCAGTATCAAACAACTCTCCTTCTTCTACAGGAGCTTGAACTTCGTCTGGATCAATAACGAATTCATCTATGTCAAAAAAATCTCCATCCATGATTTAACTCCTTTGGTTAAAATTGTGATTATATATAATACTTATCACAAGTTAATACAAATGTCAAGCAATATTTTTCATCCATTGCTTTTTAATTTTACGATTCTTCCATGATATGCGAGTACTTACATCTCCCCTTTGATAGTCATCCCATGCATCAGGAAGATTTTTAGGACTTCTTTTCAGTCTGCCGTAAACGCTTGACCATAGACGTTTTTCTTGAGTGCTCTTTGGGAACTTATACCAGTTGCGGAACCTGTAATGACGCTTGCTGACAGTCGGTACAGGATCTACACGAAAACGAAAATGAACATTCCCACAAAACCTTGTATGCCAAGGTCTTACAAAGAGTCTATCTCCGTATTCCATAATGACCTCCACTAAGTTGAATTTACTTAGTGAATGTCATAATCAAATTTCAGCATAAGATCCTCCATTTCAATATATATCCATCATACCACAACCGATTTCAAATGTCAAGCTTTTTTTGCATCGTCCAAAATCGGCTGTACAAAATCCTCAAATACACGCTTATACTTAATAACATAATCTTGCTGTGATCCAGCGGAGATGTCATCCTTAGTGCTTTTAGCAACAAAGCTAGCGTCTGGTACTGGTACTCCTACATAACCCATTCTAAAGGCTTTGAGAAGGAACGCATAATCCAGTAACCGTTTATATTTATCATCTGTTACCAGACCCACCTTTTCAATTACATCTGATCTAAACATTGAATTTGAACTTATGTAGTTAGCCTGTAATAGCCTGTTTATATCAAATGGATCGGCAGGAAATTTCTGGTTCACATGTCCTTTAAATTCAAAGGATGCATAAGCATATCCTACTCTATCAAACTCCTTGAACTTCTTGAGCTTCGCTACCATCTTGTCAATCATTCCTCTTCCTAAAACAATATCTCTATCTATCATAAGATAGAACGGAGGAAGTTTCTTGAAGCTCTTGTACCACTTTATGGCTTCCAATGCATTAGTAGGAATGTTGTTATTTCCGTAACTCTTGACCCATGTATATTTAGTTTTATTTCTCTTTATGGAAATTTTTGTATCCCTGCTTACCTCATGCTCTGGAAGCAACGGAGTGACAACTAGTACTTCTGGATCTCTGCACTCATTTACTACACATATCTTGTTTTGCATTTGATCTCCTACAACATATTTATTGTTAATGCGCTATTAAGCCAATAGCAAAAACAATCGTAAAACTCAAAAGAAACAGAGCTATATGAAAATAAACTTTCACTAAAATCACTCCTTTCAACGATTGTTGAAAATTATCTTAGGCTCTACTACAGCTTCTAAAGGAAAAAGCTCATCCTTCATTGGTAGTAAAACTTTAAACATGTATTCGATTTCTTCTTCAATCGTCCTTGTAGGTTTATAATTCAGATTTCTAAGTTTGTCAGTAACATAATGGTAGTAATGTTCTCCTGTATATTCTACCCTTGGTGTCTCTATGTTACTCTCTTGAACTTCGATACCAAAGTTTTTAGCAACCTTGCCTACCATGTTTGCAACATCATTCATGGAGTGCCATTCGCTTAACTGATTCCACACTTGAACACTCCCTGCCATAGCTGGATTGTTTACTGCTATCATTAAGGCTTGAACGCTATCATTGAGACTTAAAAATCCTCTTTGATGGTTTCCTTCTCCGTATATAGTCAAAGGAATTCCCAATACAGCTTGCATGACAAACCTGTTAATAACCGTTCCTCCAGCTTCGTCTGTATCCAATCTGCTATAGATTTTATGCTTATCAATCTCATCCGTATAGATACCAAACACAATAGATTGCTGGACATCCGTACACCTTAGATCCCAAGCTCTTGCAAGGTAATCAATCAAATAGGTAGAAGCAGTTTTACTACAATGGTAGATGCTCCCTGGTCTACGTGGATAAATCATCTCATTGCTTTTTCTACCCTTATGCTCGACTGTGAAATATCCCTCTTCAATATCAATATTGGAATAATGGTCATACTCTCCTGTAGTACCAATAGTGATATAATGACACTCTGGAGTATATTTCTTTATAGTCCATAAAAGATTATTGGTTCCAAGATAATTATTTGATAACACCATTTCAGCATTTTTTCTCGACTTCATGCTGTATGGGCCAGAAGGATTATGAGCAAGATTAATTACTACATCTGGCTTAAAATCCTCAAACATGTTCTTTAAAATTTCTGGTTCACACTCAATGTCTATTTCCTCAAAACAAAATGTACCATCGTACATATCATTAAACAGAATAGCTTTATCGTTCATGTCTAAAAGAGGAGTAGCAGACATGCTACCCATTCCCTCTATCCATTCTCTTCTCCAGAAGTTATCGAAACCGATTACTTCTCTACCTTCTGCTAACAATCTTTGAGTCAAAGCATTTCCGATATAACCATCACAACCGAATACGAAAATCATAACACAACCTCCTCAATGGTGCTTTAAAGTAACATATAAACCCTTAATGTTGCTTTTAAGTGACATTAACTAGCAAAAATGGGCTTAATGTTAGGAAAAAGCGACATTATACTTTGAACTCTTCCTCCTCTATGAATTCTTTCTTCTCTTCTTCTTTCTCCTTTTCTTTTTCTTTTGGTTTAGGAGACAGAGTACCAGGCCAACAAACCTCTCCGTCACCACTCCACTCCATTTGGAATGGTTTAGCATGTATAATCATCTTTCTGCTCCTTTTGGTATTGGTGATATTTGAACAATTAATTTTTCACAAGTAGATAAATCAGCATTTGAATGATAGAAAATACAAACATCTATAACATAATAATAAACAGTTCCATTATCTTTATCTCCAAGTGAGGAAATACTAACACCGTAAAAATCCTCTGAATACCCATGCTTCTTAATTATATTTCCAATCTTATCTGCTCTATTGTCTTTTTGTGGATTCCATGTTATCCAATTGACAGAATTAACATAATCTTGTACTGAGTCCAATACATAATTGACTAGTAGTTCTTCTTGCTTTACTTTAGGATTTTTAAATGGATCAGGAGTTTGTTGTGTAGCGGCAAAACAGGATAAACTAAAAATCATACAACACAATAAGCTAAAAATCGTCCATTTTAATTTTCTCATTATTCACCTTCCTCTGGAAGTCTTACGTTTTCTCCTCTTTCTTTTGCTTCATTATATTTTCTATAGTATTGAGTAGTATTCCCATCCCAATCACAAATATCTGTTTTAGGATTATACTTCAATTCAAAATTAGGAGCTTTAAGAAATATCTTACGTGCATCTTTACCACATTTAGGACATGTAGTTATTTCTACATCTGAATCAGTCCAGTCTTCAAAAATATTTCCGCAATGTTCACATTCCCAGTCATTAGCTACCATTGTAATCCTCCATACATTGTCTTTCAAATAGACAATCGGTACACAACAATCTTCCATCGTCATCATAGACTAGCTCTTCTTCTGCTCCACAGTCCTCACACTTTTCCGTTTCCATATCCATCTTTTGCCCATCCTTTTCCTTTCAAAACAAAGTTGCTTTTGGATATTATTCTCTTTGCTTCCGCTCCGCAAATTTTACATTTAGTTGTTTCTCGCTTAGAAGTTATCGGAAGTACTTCTTCTGTTATATGACAATTATTACATTTAAATTCGTATATCATTTTCTTTTCACCAAAAGCCCCACGCTTCCAGCACTTATATCTGGTAGCTCTGGAAGACTATAAATCATTTGATCAAAAAGCTCAAGAGGAAATGACTCTGACTTCATTGAGAATAACTTAACATAACATGAGTCCTCTTTTTTAGCAAGAGAAAATTTTAAAAGACATTCGTTTAGATCCTTCACAAATCCTTTGTTATGAAGATAGTCTATGATAATATAATCAGTATCATCTTCTCTTAAAATAAAAACTCCTTCTGGTTCAAATACATGATTTTCTCTAGTTCTCTTCAAAGCCTTGATAAGCTTATCTCTCTTGTAATTTCCCTCAATGGTTGCTACTGTAAGGTATGGATTAATTGCTTCATGTTTGATATCATATCGAATCAACCAAGACTTAATGTAGTCAAACACTCGCTTGAGATGCATCTTGCTAAGTCCGAAACCTACAGAAGTTTCTACTATATAAGGTTTATCATGTCTAGCAACCTTTTCGTAAAAATCCCTTTCAGTAGTTCCTAAAGGAGTATGAACCAATCTAGTCCTAACATCTTCTTGCACAAAATCTTTAAACTTCATTTTTTAGAAAATCCTCCATTCCTCTGATTATAATATTTGGATCATCTGACTCTGGAATAACTACACACTTTTCATTTCCAAAATTATAGATCCCTCCGTATCTGTACTGTCCTGGATTTTCTCCCCAACTAAAAACCGCTTTCTGCTGGAGATTAGCTAACCCAGTCCAATAGGACGCTGGACAAATAACCGCTTTTGCTAAAGTTATATATTGTACAAGATACTTCCATCCATTCTCATAGTAATCAACTTGGTTAAGAATCACATTGTCTTTTGAAAACCAAGTATCAGTACTTCCCACTACAATAGCATTATACCTCTTTTTTAACCATTTGTAAACATACGCAAGCTTTTCTATTTTTTCTGTCTTGGCTGGAATGAATATTACTTTCTTTTGATGTCTTCTTGGTATCTTGATATTGACTTTAGGAATTTCATCGAAAAGCTTGTTATATATGGAATACGGAGGAGTGGTCTTGGAATAGGATAGATGGTGAATTTCTATATCTCTCTTATTGCACTTCTCTCTTTTTATAATTTCTTCTTTGAATCTTTTTAAGATTAATCTAAAATCGCTTTTGTGGATTTTATTATGTGTATAGCCTTGCTGATTCTTCTCATCCCTAGAGTATTGCTGGTATACGTGAAGTATGTTTTCGGCTGGAACAAAGTCCTCATAGAGAAAGGCTCTGTTCAAATGGGTAGACAAATATATCTTATCCCACTCAACCGCTTCCGCTAACCAACGTGCATAAGGACGAAAAGTAAACAACTCTTCTTCCCATGATCCTATGTATGGGCCGATAGCTAATATCTTCATATTCTATTCTCTGAAATAATTACGTTACCTTTCCATTTATCAAGTACTTCCATCTTCATGTCATGCATATTTTTACTAATGGCTATGACCTCCGTATTTCTCAATACATCGTCAAAAATTCCATCCATCAGAAAAAAGTCTTTTTCCTCTTTGCTTAGATTATTGAAGTTTAGAAGTATTTTATTATTCTTCCTAAAAAAGCTGATTATATCCACACCTACTTTATTCATAACATAGTACTTCTTGGATGTACGTTTCAGGATAGAATTATACTCACGTATATTATCTTCTATCACAAAACGATTAGTCTTCGGAAATAAATAAAGAACTTTGTTAATGAGGTTTTTGGTAGGTGTTTCAAAATCAAGTTTGATTAGATGTACACGTACAATGTTCTGAAATTTCGTATCAGTATAATTTTCTTCGTTTAGACTTATGTAGTCTGTTCCTACGTTTGTTATTCGCATTACTCTTACCCTCCAACAGTTTATTAGAAATAGTCAATTTGGCATAAGCTGTAGAAAAATTTACAGAGTGTCGGGTAATAAGCTCATATACATTTTGAACATTCTTACCTCTTACAATACTATTTATATCATCATACTCTGCAAATTCGGAGGGATGGAAAAAATAATTCACTTTTCTTGAATATTTATTTTCCTCCATGAATTTAATAAGAGCTTTTCTTCCTTCGTCATCATTGTCCAAAGCAATGATAACTCCTTTACTAGTCATTAGCAATAACTTAAATAGGAACTCATCTGAAATGAATTTACCTAGACAAGAAGTTCCCTGAGTGCCTACCATCCAAGCATCTATGACACCCTCTGAAACTATTATGTACTTATCTGGATCAAACAGGTGGGAGTTCATTATGATAATCTCTTTAGGAGAAGCTGGATTATCATATTTTGGTATTATACCAGTTTTGGGAATTCTTCTGGCTTGAAAATAAACTATATTATCGTCTTTATCCAATATAGGAATAATGATCCTGTTCCTATATTTACCTTTGTAGCAAATGTAGAGTTTGTGTTTAGTTGGATCAAGCAACCTGTCATCGTAAAATTTCTTTAAAGCTTTTACATAACGCTCTGATGGATTCAGACAATCTTCTTTTATCCAATTAAAATGTGTTAACTCTACTACATCTTTTTTCTTCTTCGTTTTATTTATTCTTCTCTTGACTCTGGATTTATCCCATTTCTCATTCTTTAGACGGTCTACGGCATCTTCATATGATATCCCTAACATGCGTGAATAGATATCATAAAAATTTCCATGCTCATCACAATTGAAGCAATTCCAACCTGGAACTCCATCATTGTAGTCAAGATTGAATCTTTTCTTAAAGGGATTCTTTTTACTGTCTCCGCAAAGAGGACACCTTGCTAAGAAATGCGTTCCGCTCTTGCTTGGTTTTACTTGCTCAAAATGAGCATACATAAATTCAGACACAACTTCTAAGTCTATCATTTAATCCTCATAAAACTCGCAATCAAAATCACTAGGAGTATATAAAAGTGATTTATTCGGCTGGAGCTTTTCCTTAAAACATCCCTTGTTACAATATACCAATCCCTTCTTGGTCTTGCAATTGAAACAATTTTTACAAAGCTTCATATCAGATGTATTTGGTATTTTGATGTTTTGTTGCATAATATCTAATTTCTTCTTTAATGTCTCTTGGGAATAAGTTAAAAAATTTATTCACTTCATTATAGCAATCCAGCGACACACAAAGAATCTGAGACATCGTAACAGCAATCTCAAAAGGATCTAAACTTCTATTGTTCTTTTTCAAATTGTAGTAAATCTTTTTCAAGGATCTCTTTAAAGACTGTGATACAGCCATTCTGGTAATACGCAAGTCTTTGGAAATTTCAGAACCAGTCATAGACTTACCAGTTAAATATACTGCAAAATTTTTCTTCCTCTTCTTTCCAATATGTTCATCAATAAAAAACGAATATCCTTCCTTTGTAGAAATAACCTTAACATTTTCCATACCTACCCTCCATTAAATTTCACATGTACCAGTTCCACAAGATAGCTCATCGGCATCGGTATGAACCTTACCTTCGTCTATATATTTTTTTACCTCCTTTTTAGATTTGATTGGCACAAGGATTTGTCCGTGTTTACTTCCATCTACATAAAGCGTCACTCCTTTTAGATCTCTGATATATTCAAGAAGTAAATGACTTAACTGCTCCGCTTTAAATCCTTTCGGAGTATTGATAGTCTTGGATATAGCTCCGTCAACGTACTTCTGAATAATTACCTGAGTTTCAAAATGATCTTCTGGTTTAAGATCTGTGGTATCAACAAACCACTCTGGAGTAGCTTGATTGTTTTTGATTATATCTTGATAAATTGGATGAACATAAGCTCTGTCTCCAATTTCATCATGTCTCATATAAGCCTTGAACGGCAAAGGCTCTGCACTACCTGTCACTTCTGGAATAAGAGAAATAGTGCCTGTAGGAGCAACTGCCATTAAGGATACATTTCTGATTCCATACTTCTTTATATCCATCCTGATACTTGCTGGAAGACTCCTAATGAAATTAGCCTTGCTAAACATCTTCGTATCGAATTTAGGAAATGCTCCCTTCTCTTCTGCAATTTTTATAGATGCTTCGTAAGCATAGTTCCTTATATTTTTGACTAGCTTCTCAATCTCATCAATTGCTTCTGGAGAGCCATACCTTACCTTCTTAGCAAACAGATACTCCGCAAGCCCCATGAATCCTAATCCTATACGTCTTCCATCAAAAGCTTTACGCTGGATCTCTGGAATAGTAATAGGATAGCGATTTACCTGAATTATATTATCTAGGAAACGTACAGCATTGTAGACTGTCTCTTGCATAAGTTTCCAGTTTGTGTTTTTCTTAGAAATGAATCTAGGTAGGACTAATGAACCAAGGCAACATACACCATGAGCACCAAGAGGAACCTCCCCACAAGGATTTGTGGAGATGATCGGATCAAAGTAATAGGAGTTATTACTTCTAAGGTTATCCCAGTTAATAAGCCCTGGTTCTGCACACTTAACCATGTTGTCTAAAACAAGATCCCAAATTTCTCTGGCTTTAACTGTATCCCAAACCTTATGATGCCATTTCAAATTCCAATTATCGTTTGCTTCTACGGCATCTAGAAAGTCTTCCATAACTCCTACTGATAAATTGTAATTGCTTAACTCTCCTTTTTTGATTATAGGCTCTATGTAGTCAAAGACATCTGGATATTCCTTTAGAGCTTCTTGGATCTGTTCCATAGTAGCCGTGAATCTTTGGTTTTTGACTTTGATAAACTTGAAGATATCTGGATGAGAGACAAGCATTAGAATTAAACCAGCGGCACGTCTTGATCCACCTGTCTTTATACAATTAGCTCCTGAATTAGCCCATTTAAGAAACGATAGAGGGCCGCTTGACTCTCCTCCTTTCTGTACTATAGGAGCGGATTCGGGGCGCAGGAAGG